CGCCTTTATCCATTTCAGAGACACATGTCTCCTCCAGCCGCTTACCTAAGGCGACACAACCCCTTGTCAGGGGCGGTAGACCAAAGCGCTACAAAGTAGCACTTCGCCAATGGTACTTCTCTACTACGAGAAGTTTTGGTCTAGAGCTATCAGAACTTTGACCCTTAGGGTCGGGGTTCAGAAAGCCTGGACTTCTCAGTTTGCGTCCGAAATAAGCGATCTGTTGCCATTCCTCAACCGCTTGCGCGGTGAGGGGAAGAGTAACAGCCGACCTTACTCTGACGCGATCCTCTAAGGGGGAGCGCCAAATGTAGGATTCCTTAATGAAGTATTCATCATACTGCACTAAGGGGCCGACACCAGGACAAGCTCTCTTGAAGAGGTTACGACATCGCTCGTACACGATTGAGGCACAGGCTTCGAACTCCTTACGGAGATTGAGGCGAATGCCAGCGCGTATAAGACGATTATGCAGGCGAACGTAATCATGAGGTCTCTTGCAGACGTCCTTTTGATAACAGGGAGTAACTTCCTGATTATCGAAAAAGTGACGGCCGCAAGACTCATAAAAACGACTCCCAGCAGTGAATGACTTTCGTTCATTTATAATGAAACCTCCCCATTTTAGAATATCTAACGTGGAATGGTAGTCACTGTCAAGAACGACAAGATCATCACCGTAAACTGAGAAAACACCACCGGAACCAGCACTGCTAATAAGCGCATAGAAGATCAAAGACTCTAATTCAAAAGTAAAGGCATTGCCCATACTGGAGAATTTAGAGAGTGCGAACCTCTTGCCCTTATATTCAGTGAACCGGCAACGGACCGAGTCAAGAGCCTCAAACCACTCTCGTGGTAGAAGGAGCTTAACTAGGTTGGTGCAAAGCGTATCACTAGCAGAGCTCAGGTCAAAGGTCGTAAGACCCCAGTCCTTTGCGATGCTAGCGAGATCCTGATTGATCGTCTGGTCACCAAGATCAACGCCAAACTGCGAAAGACGCGCCCGAATATAGCGACCGAACCCCTGTTGAATAAAACTATTCATCGTGGGCTCAGCAGCAATCGGACGGTGCGTCTTCACAGTCTTTGGTACCATCACCATACGGTTTGCCGACACGATCATAAGATCGCGAAGGGGACCGACGAGCGAGCCAAGGTAATCATCACCGGTTAAGGTGTGACAAGCCCAGGGAATCGCATCGAAAGTGATGGACGGTCTACGGGTTTTCTCGGCATGTGTACTACCACGACGCAAGTCGTATGTAGCACCATTGCCGAACCGGCACAGTCCAGCGATACGAACAGGGTCCAAGCGCCCGAGTATCTGAGCAATTTTACGCTGAGCAGTAACTATAACTGCAGGCGCCACTGAATATAATCCAGTGGTAGACTCAGAGTCAAGACGCTTGTTCGTCTGAAAGCACTGCTTCTCGGCGTCAAGCCAAGTAGAGAAAGCGGCAAATTCGGGATTTATGCTTTTGTGAGAAAAACCTTTCCACTTGCGTAGAAAGGACACATAAGCATAATCTCGTTTGAAGCTATCCTCAGTACTGTACGCACCAGGCTTAATGTCGAAGCTGGCATAGCCAACAACGTCATCAAAACTGATGCTCGGAACGAGTTGCTCACGCAAAGCCCTCATCACTGAGAGCTCGACATTCTCGAAATGTTGCGTAATCATCAGGTAAACTCTAAAAAGAGTATTACTGGATGTAGGCGAGAGTCTCCACCATAGCCGTGACTTGCGTCTCGGCCAGGAGGAGCGCCATCATCTTCCGCAAATCTTTGCGGTTCTGAAGAGACGCACGCTCGGGAATCACGAACTCGGTGAAGGAGCGGGGAACGTAGCTCACGGTCGGAGCAGGGGCAATCCCGGAAACAGTGTTGTTAGACACCGTCTCCAGGATCGGCTCATGCAAACCGATTTTCATGCGCATCGAACGCCCCTCCGAGGACTGCTTCGCTTGAGCCAGGGCAGGCTTCGTCAGTTCGACAGAAATCCGCCAAAAGCCAATGGCATTTGACTGACTCTGATCTTCGAACATGAAAACGCCATTCCTGTCTCTTCCGATCGGAACGAAGGTATGGTTCACAGGGGTCGCCTGTGCGTCCGCAAGGACGATGTTGGAGGCCATAAGGTCTCTTTCATTGGGTTTGAAGCAAAGCTTCAGTGTTAGAGTGCATACAACATGTATGCACCCGGATACCTACGAACAACCGCTTAACGGTGGAACATCGGTATTGTTTAACGTCCCTTCAGCAACTGCGCCAAAAGCGCAGAAGCAGATATGAGACGAGACGATCCCAGCTCCGCTTTCAAAGAGGGAATAGAAGGAGCCGGAAACTGGTTGAGTACTGACCGCTGTATATCAACATGGTCGACCGTACACTTATGAATAGAGGTGTGCGTTTCGGCCTGCGATACCAGTTTGTCAATAATTAAGCCAGTAGTAGCACCGACGCTAAGATTCGTTCTGTAACCAGAACGAAACTTACTCCCGTATAGCAGAGCGGTTTCCATAGAGCGGAGGTAACCTCCGACATTATAGAACCAATCTACTACAAAGGAGAAAGGCATCAGCTCCCAAGCAATGCTAGCAGGGTTGAGAGAAGACCATCTCGCAAGATCGAACTGATCGGTCCGGACATCCACTCCTAAAGTGACGGAATGTTTAACATAACCGCCAACAATAGGGTAGGTGACCGGGCCGAACATCGTACTAAGCGTTACGGTTTTCGGAACAACTTTCATGCTGGCACGACCAGAGAAATTGGCAGTCTTATTTATCACCACTCTTATGTTTTCGTCGGCAACACCGTAAAGCGACTGAATGAGGGGCCTTACACCATAGGTGTAAGCAAGCCACGCATTCGAAGCCGCTTTAACAGGGCCGAGTCTGCCTAAGAAGGTCTTAGTATAAGACACCACCTGATCTTTTATCTTCAGCATCTTAACTGTCTTCCCGGCCTCAGCTAAGTCAATGGAGAGGTCAAGACCTCCACGCATTTTCTCAATGAGGTTTTCGAGAGCGCGGTTATAAAGTGAAGATATGTCGTAGCTCGAGTAGGTTGCCCCACCCGGAACGACATTAAGAAAAGGTCCAGAAGCATGCTCATGCGAGCCATTGCTATAGTAATAATCCCCTTGGATCTGCGTAGCAGATATCCGCTGGAAATTAAAACTATAGGCGTGGACAGGCATAGGCTTAACTTTTGGAATAGGCCCTGTGTAACCAGTCTGCGTCCTGAAAACAAAAAGCGATGACGAGTTCTCGTCAAGATTCGTCACAACACCGGTCGATGAGACCGTATAGTGACTCCTCTTGGCGGGGACGCGGAACGTTATGTTTTGCAAAGGCGCCTCTTTCGCTTGGTTGGTTACAGTTTGAGGATGAGGAAACCCCATCCCCGTATAGGGGGATATGATAGGACTGGCAGATCTACAGAGGTCGAAAACCCGAGTAGCCCGACAAATCTCGCCACACCCCTAAACATTCAAGGACTCACGTCCGGAATGCTATACAGAAGGATCCTCCCCGTTCGTATCAACACACTATATGTGCCCACACAACGGACTTTCCTGTGTTCAGATTAAAGTAAGAGAAAACTTTGCTCTGTGTAGTCGCCCCATTATTACTAATGGAGCTATACACGAACTTAGTGAACTCAAACAGATCAACGAGAACACAGAATTCGGAAGACGAGATATCGTTTGAAAAGGAATCTCCATTAAGGAGAGCCTGCCAAGACGAGCTCACTAACCGATAAGGCGTTTCGAAGACATCCGACAAACATTTGATGACAACATCTGAAGATTCGAGAACATCACTGTTCACGTACTCGCCAGAGTTGATCACATAGGTCTGAAAGGTGACATTCGAGATAGCTTGGAAGTTTCGCATGTTTGCACTTTCGTAGTTGATAAGAACGGAGGAGG